TTCCATTCAGGGTTCAATCCAGCACGGGCATAATCCATGCTAGAATCTAGTAACATTCCCTTGTTGGGAAAAGGGGCATAACTTAGATCTCCTCCTCGGCGGCGAGTTCTACGATGACGGTGTGATCTGCGATGTGATTTACGGTGCTTCTTGCCATGATGTTTCTTGGAGTGGCGACGACGCTTGGTGTGACGACGTCTGCGACGACCACCATCCTGATCTTTTAATCCAGCCACATCAGCATAAGCCTTTAGCACACCCGATTGCATGGCGGGTCCCATCATGTCCTGTGGTAAATTACTTCCTGTAATGGCACTCAAAGGGGCACCATCCAATGCACCTCCATGTTGTCCAGCATGGTACTTTAAATAATCACCACCCTGGCCTAAAGACATCTTGGATGACCAATCACCCGACAAGGAATAGGACACAGGGGCACCTGATAGTGCGTCGCCACCTCGGCGATGCATACGTCGATGACGGCGATGTGTCTTGTGCTTGCGTGTATGTTTTCTCTTCCGGGATACGGAGTGTTTTGATCTTCTCGCCATTTCTATCTAGTCGTTTGATAATTTTACACAGTGAGAATAGAACTATGTCGGATTCTAAGGGCACCTGGATGGATTCCATCGCTAGCAGTACCATCTGCAACTATTTTTACATTTTCTTTGTCATTTTCTCTGTTTTTGCGGCTATCTCTTTGATTGGTGGCATAGGAATCTTTGCTACAACAAAAATGACAGGCGGTCAGTTGATCGGTATGATCTTTAATGTACTTCTTTCTTTTGGAATTTCAGCAACGTCTGCCCTGTTTCTTTATTTGATTTGCGAACGGGCTTTGAAGCCTGCGATGCATGAACAACGGGCTCGTTCAAAAGCTGTAGCTGAGTATGATATGTAAATACTTTCTTTTCTTTCTTTACCATTTTATCTGCATTTTTACGTAATTTCTCTGTCTTGTCCGTAAGAAATACGAGTGCATGTGTACACTCTTTTTGCATCCGATCATCCCGAATAATTTGTGCGATTTTCCCATTTCGTTTCCAATCCGAATGAAAGACTTGTGTAGTAATATGCAATGCCTCCGCCCACTCTTGAAGATAAATAGACGAAGTACCTTCGGATGGAAGCAAAATCTTATCAGGAATGCGTTCTAGTTGCTGCAGAAGTTGCATGATCACTTTTTCTTGAAATTCTGGTTCGGATACCTTATTAAGATAACCAAATACAGATAAGATGATAATATTGGGTTCAAAGATAATGTCATCTAATTCCTTTTGGAATGACATGTTAATATCGTTTATAATGAATAATCTTTTCAAATTTATTTTTATATAGAATATCCTTATAAAAATACATTTTATTTATATTATATGAGGGTTAAAACTGTGAGGGGTGTGTTAGCGGAGCATACGCTGGCGTCTCCACCACTTAGATGCTAGCATCATACGCCTCTTGCAAGGCTGTCAAATTCACCTTCTTCTTCTGGATCTTGCCTGAAACGATGTAGATGGAATTTTCCGTAAGAATAATAATATCGTCTCCCGTCTTAAGAACCTTCTTAATCAATGAGGTAAATTCCTCCTTTGACTTGATAAGGACACGATCACCTGTCTGGCCATCTTCACCCAAAAATGCAGTACCATTACCCGTTTCACGGTAATAGTCCAACATAATGGCTCGGTCTTGCTCAATAGCGAACTTAGCAGCATGAATCAATGTTTGTGGGGCAGGAACACTTCCAGTGGCAGAAGAGGCGGAGGCGGCGGCTGAAGTGGCGGCGGGCGCTGGTGCCGTTTGAACTTGGTTAGAAGCCGGGGTACTCATCGTCTAAGTCTGTCAATAAAATATAATTCCTTCTTTCTTATTTAACGCAATTCTATTTATGCATTATTTGGCGTATACAACACGCTCGCATGATGTTTATCAAATACACTGTTTAAGAAATCATATGCAACTTGGATCTGTTTTAATTGTCGTGCTCCCGTAATGATGATTCGTCCTGTGCGAAAGATACTCATTGTAATTCGCTTACATTCACCTTCTCCTTCTCCTGTTCCCTGACCTTTGCAAAAGTTCTCGCATTCACAAATACCCTTCCCTGGACGATTTGTATTGTAGAAGAACTTTGTATTTACACCTTGATAGATCGTCTTCTCCAACATACTGAAGAGATTGTATTCATTAATCAACAGTTTGTGAAGTGCATCTTGATTAATGAATTTGTTTAAAGCATAATCCGTATTGATAAGCTGAACCGAGAAGCGCTGAATCGCAGCATCTTCCATCTTTACAAACGGAGAATTGGAAAGTGTTTTAAATATTTGAAGCAGCCACGTAATTGCTTGATATGCAAATTCTTCGGAGGTTACACCCGTCATCTGAATACCTCCATTTGCAAATAATTTTACATTTACCTCCTTCCAACTTTCTTCTTGACCAACCTCATTTGTCTTTCGGCGTAGTACAATGGTGGATTGATTAAAGAACGATTTAGATGTGATTTTGCGGTTTGTGAAGATGTCCTTATGACTTGCACCCAATACCATGTTTTTGTGTTCAAACTTAAGAATACCTTCTTCAGGATACCATACAGGAATAATGAGTGGCTGGAGAGATGTAAATAGTTTATCTAACTGGATCGCCGTGCCCCAGTGTGCAGTAATTACCATGGTAGAGATGCGAATATCGGTTTTCGTATAGGATGTTTGCATCGTTTCTTGCCCTTTTTAAGCACCGAATTTGGATTCAAATTTATGTTTAAACTCTGTAATTAGTTTTACAAGCTGTTTCTCTGTTTCCTCGTGTAAAATGGTACTATCAATAATAAGTGGATATATCAAATTTATTCTATCAATTAGAGATGAATCAATAATGAAAAACATATCGGCTAATAATAAAATTTCAGTAACAATCATTTGAAAATCAATTGTTGTATCAAGAATAATTTCTTTGATCTGTGCGGGATGACAATGAATGTATTTCCAGATTCGTGATTCCATTTCCGATTTTCTGGCATTCTGACGCAAATCTCCTCGTGTAATTGCAGTAAAAATATCAATTACATCATTGTTTTTATTGGGCGGATCATAACGAATTTTTAGTAGACGTTGTCTGAGCTTAGGATGAATACGACTTTGTGAATTGCATATAAGAATTACGCAGATATCTTTTGGGTTTGCATTTAGAATGGTTTGAAGAGAGAGTTGAGCAGCTTCTGTTAGTGTTTCACATTCATCCAGAATTAGAAAACGAGGAGCAAATTCCTGTTCATTTCGCCAGTCTACCCGCAGAAATGGAAACACTTTTTGCCTAATGGATTCAAGACTGCGTTCATCTGCTGCGTTCATGGAAATGCACATCAGTGATTTACGATTTCCCCAAATTTGTTCCACTAACCATGCGGCACTCGTTGTTTTTCCTGAACCCGGTGGGCCAAATAGAAGTAAATGCTGCAATGTTTGTGGATCCTTTAAAAACATGGAAAAACACTTTCTAACCCGCTCACACCAGAACGAGGTATCCACCGACATCTTACTCTATCCTTTTTTGAAAAGCTTAAATCCTTTCTTCTGCTATTTTATTTGTTGGATCATGATAGAATTAAAATCATGTTTCATCCACTAATGTCTCTATTTGTTGTTATACTGTTTTTTATACTAACACCTGGTGTTCTCTTCTCCTTTCCTAAGGGAGGATCATTGGCCATGAAAGCGATGGCACATGCTGTCATTTTTGCATTGATCTATCACTTGACACACAAGATGGTATGGGATATGTTCTATGGAGGTGTGGAAGGATTTAGTGGACATACCTGTCCTAAAGGTAAAAAATGGAACCATAAGAAGAAAGCGTGCGTATAATCAAAATACTGCCTAAAGTCTATTTCTCTTTTAAAAGAAAAGAGATGTATACTCTCAGTATTGGCGCCATTTTTAAAAATGAACAACATGCGATCAAGGAATGGATTGAACACTACTTACTTCACGGAGTTCAACATTTTTATTTGATTGATGATCAAAGTACAGATAATAGTATTGCTTTATTAAAAGAGTATTGTACAAAGGGTATCGTAACATTGTATAAGGCTACTTGGAAGCGTTATCTTGGTCGTCAACGAGATATGTATAATCACTATATTTTGCCGCATGTAACAAATAAGGAAACACAATGGCTTTATATTGTAGATCTAGATGAATTTTTATGGTCTCCTCGATCTATTTTATTAACAGATGTATTGGCCCCTTTGAAGCATTTAGCCCAAATACAATTTTATCAGCATGTGTTTGGTTCTAATGGACATATAAAACAGCCTGAATCGATTGTAAAGGGATTTACAAAGCGGTGGGATGAATTGATTCAAACATTGAAATACATGGTCAATTCAGATTTTGAATTTACTAGTCTCAATGTACACCATGCTACCCATAAAAGTGAGGATGATAGACTAAATAGATTTATTCGTTTGAATCAGTCCTATTTTGTATTAAATCATTATATGATTCAGTCACGAGAATTCTGGGAAAAAACCAAATGTACCAGAGGGGATGGCGACGAATATCGTGTGCGGAAAATGGAGGAATTTGATGGATTTGACCGCAATGAAGTAGAGGATCTTAGACTATTGCATCAAAATTATCCTGAGATTTCTTTAAGTCCTCCTTAAGGCATCCTTTAAGCCCCTAATTAGGGAAACAACTTAAATAAATACATGCGTGCTTGTTACTAGTATGAGTGGGAGAGGTCGTGGTAAACGTGCGGCAGTTAAGGTAGTTGAAGAAAAAAAAGAGGAACAAGAAACGAAAGAAGAGCCAGTGGTTGTTACTAAAAAAACAAGTAAGAAAAAACAATTTCCAGTTGTTGCTGTTATTACGCCTGATGGTATTGAAGGATCACTTCTATCTGGTTCACGGCGCCCCTTGATTGTACATCTTCCTATTCAAAGCAAAGATGTTCTCTCCAATGATATGCCTATTACTTATAATCCATGCCCTCCTACCGAAGCACAACCATATGATAGTCAGGCAGATAATCCCTTTTGTGACGAGGTAGAAATGCTAGATACACAAGAGGAACTTGTTCACTTTTCTGAACCAACATCGGATTCAAAAACAGTACAACCACCCGTTACAACTGCACCTGAAATTGACTATTATACGCTAAAATCTACATTTCTTGTACAATTTAAAGATGCAGCGGATGTCAAAACGATTCCTATGCGATCTGATGCGGCGTGCTTCTGGTGCTGTCATACCTTTACGCATCGTCCTGTGGTTCTTCCTACTCGTGATACTGGTGAGTACTTGCAGGTGATGGGTAATTTTTGCAGCCCTGAATGTGCATGTGCATATTTATTTGATATGCGCCAAGATTCTCATACACGCTGGGAACAATTAGCTCTTTTGTATCGTGTCTATGGAGAGGCATGTCATGGAAAAATTCATCCTGCTCCTGCACGGACATGTCTCACTCTTTTTGGCGGATCACTGTCCATTCAAGAGTATCGTTCATTAATGCAATCTCAAAAGATTAGAGTAGATGTCCACTTACCTCCTATGGTGAGTATTCTTTCTACGATGGATACAAAACCAATTGATTTCTATGATTCTGGTATGACCAAAAATGTATCTGATACGATCAATGATCGGTTGCAAAAAGCAGAAGAAGTACTCCGTCTACGGAGAACCAAACCGTTAAAAGCATGGGAATCCACACTTGATGCGTGTATTAATCTGCGAATCAAACAGGTATAAGTATTATGTGTTCGTTCTATATAAAACACAATATAATTCATATATAGTATTGTATTTTATAATGAAAACATTAGTTGTGGTCTTGTGTCAAACAAGAGCGCATGAATTAACATTTTCTCGTTTTAAAAAAAATGTAGTTGATGTATTGGATGCAGATGTATGTGTATGTATTGGTGTAACAAAAGACTATGATTATACAAATCCTTTTTATCAATTAGCAAAATATCACTTTATTTATGATGAAGAAAATGATCCTACCTTTCAAACATCCGCCGAATATTCCTATCAATATGAAAAAATGTGCAGTCAGGCATTTGCAAATGATAGACATTATACTGAATTTTTTAATTTAATAGATCGCATGAATAATCAACGATATAATTTTATAATATCTACCTATATACACATTTTCTTTTTATGGTTTTTCCAGAAAAATATGAAAGAACATGGGCTTCTATGGTTATATGATCGTTTTATTATTGTACGAAGTGATGCTGCATATGATATTCCTTTTCCATCTATGGAATTACTAGATCCATCTTTTATTTGGATTCCTAATGGTGAAGATTATGGTGGAATATGCGATCGTTCCGTTGTACTCTCTAAAGCTACAATTGAACCTTATCTCAATATCTTACAAAATTTTTATTTACGTTCAAATGAATTTTATTTAAAGATTAGTAAAAAAAATAATTTGAATATGGAAAAAATACTTCTATTTAATCTGGAACAAAATGGAATACTTGATTATGTACAGCGTTTTCCCTATATTATGTATCATGTTGCTGCAAAAGATGGTGTTTCACGATGGGCTATGGGAAACTATCATTCCGATTTAGATTGCTTTGTAAAATACGAAGAAGAATATGTAATGGCTATGCATTATAAATCTATTCTAATGAACTATTCTACGATAGATGAGTTTTATAAAGAAGAAATTACAAACTGTAATCGGATATGATATTTGTAAAATTTGATGAGAAAACGATGTTAAAAATCAGTACACACAAATTCATGTCTTCTATTCGCAGTGTTCTTATTCATACGTGTATGGCGAATATCCAAAAAGAAATCAATCAATTGGAACATTGGTTGACTACTTTGCCTGAATCTGAACTAGCATCTTCGCAATCCTTACCTCCTATTCTATCCACTTCTCTAGATAACCTCTCCAGTCAATTAATCAGTCAGCAGCATATGCTGAATCATATTATGGATCGTCTTGATGTTTTAGAAGGTGGAACCCGAGCAATTCACATTAAACAGTCTTCTGCAGATGATTTGTGGTTAGATGATGAGTGCACTGATCTTGAAAATGAGATTATTGAACCAGTGTATACTGTGAATAAAAATGATAATGCCACACATCTGTTTGAGCCGACTGCTATTAAGAAGTCAGTGGAGGAAGTTGAAGAAATTGTAACTGAAAAGCCTGTTATAGTAGATCCCCCTGTTGTAGAAGAGAAACCTGTGAAAAAGGAAGAGTTGGTTGAAAATCCAGTGAAAAAAGAAGAGCCAGTAAAAAAGGAAGAGCTAGAGGAAGAGCTAGAGGAAGAGGAAGAGGAAGAGGAAGAGGAAGAGGAAGAGGAAGAGGAAGTAGAACTTGAAGAAGTACAATACAAAGGAGTAATCTATTACAAAGATGATGGTGGATCTATTTACAGCGTGGACGATGAAGGTCAGCCATCCGATCATCCGATTGGTACCTGGAAAGAGGCTACGAAATCCATTAAATTCTATAATCTAAAAGGAACATTTTAAAAACATATAACTAAAATCATAATTTGTGATATACCCTACACAAAGTAGCTTAAATATACAGAGGTTGTATGAAGATAAAGATGGCCCGTCTCATCACATCTATTTTTATTCCATGCCTTATCGCATGGAATTCACTAAAAGAGTGGTTTCACTATATGATTAATACGTGCAAATCTGTTTATCATTATTTAACAATGTATAATTCAAAACATGAATGGTTTCTATTTTCTTCAAATGAATTTCCTCTTCCTATTCCTGCAATAGCTATTAATGACCACTCTAATGCTACATGGCATTATGATGCTTATCAGAATATATTAACCTATCTCAATGATCCTGTAACTACTATTTGTAAATTCTCATGGCTCTCTGCAAAAATGGTTATTCTAGAGAAAGATACACGCAAGGATTATGACATGGATGATTTTTTACATCAACTACGAATTCATACTACAGATACGGTATGCCCACAATTAAATGACTTATTCATCCTATGGTGTATCCATAGCAAACAGTGGTTTTCTCCTTTAGCTATGTTTCAATGTCATATTATTGATTATATGGGTGAAGAACGCACCTTAGTCATCGGACCCTTTGATAAATTAGTTCTTCGTGAAAAGAAAGTCTACGACCAGATCTGTCCTATACGCCTACAGAATCATAAAAATTGACTGCTTTGAACAGTTTAAAGAAATATGCCACCTTCTATCAGTAGATACGTTTACGTACCATTATCCAAGACAACATGACGGAAGAAACAAAGATCACTCTTGAGTCTGCCATTCCTACTGGGCCATGGACTCTGTACTTTCACTCCCCAGAAGAGACCAAGTGGACTTTGAATACCTTCATTAGTCTTGGATCAATGAAAACGTGGTATCAATTCTGGGCGATCATGGAGGCATTAAAAGCGGATTCCTTGTCCGATGGCATGTTCTTCCTGATGCGCGATCCCTCACCACCCTTGTGGGAGCACCATCATCACATTCGTGGCGGATGCTATTCCTTTCGCTGTCAAAAGAAAGATGCGGCAGAAGCATTCATCACACATGTTATTGCTGCAATGTTTGATGCACTAATGACAAATTCTACGAATAAATGTAATGGACTCTCTATCAGTCCCAAACGGGGCTTTAATATCATTAAAGTCTGGAATACGGATGCACCTACCTTTCATGCTCCTGGCGATATCAATACGACACTGGGTTCCGTGAAGGAGGCAGATATCATTTATACACCGTTTGTTCAGAAGAAAATGTAGTGCGCTTTTTCCTAAAAAGCACCCAAAAATATTATCAAGTCATTAATAAAAAAACAATAAACACTACTGTTTTTTGTTTTTTTATACATCTATAATAAGAGGTCATAATATGCCTAAAACATATAAAATATACTTTCCTAAAAAATATTATAAAGGATTATCTACACGAAAGAAGACTCAACGAAAACGAGAGATTCGCCGATTTGGGGCACTTTCATGGAAGAATCCTAAAGCGTATAAAGGGTTTGCTACCGATAAAGGGGTTACCACCAAATCATCTGGATACACAGTTCAATGGAAGAAACGTTTTCCCAAGGCCACTTCTCTTACTGCAAAATCGCACGTAACAGGTGTCCCTCTACGATTCATCAAAGAGTCCTATAATCGTGGTATGGCTGCTTGGCGAACGGGTCACCGTCCTGGTGCTACGGAACAACA